CCCTTTTCAACTTCTCCCTAATGAGAGTGCTCTTGACCTCTTTCTCTGATTTCTTGGCCTCAGAGTCGGAGGGTCCGAACACCTTTGGGAGGGGGAGCGTGGCCCCGACATCATGGCCGGTAGGCGGGTCCTTAACAGCACCGGGTTTACCCTTGCCCAAAACAGGACTGACCGCCACACTGACCACAGGCGGGGCCGGTGGCTCCCTCACAGGGGGGGGGCACTTAGCCACACTAAGTGGCTTCAAAGCCGGCTCAACTTGAATGGGGTCGGCTGCAAGCTCCTCGTCCTCGCCAAAGTCGTAAGACTTCGACGTTTCCAGCACGAGAGGCACAGCCCGAAAGAAATTTTCGATGTGTCTTGGTTTTGGAACGCTTTCATTCCAGCCTCCAACTAGGAGGACTTTGTCGTAGAAATAACAACCTTCGATGATCTCTTCAATCTGATTTACAAAACTGTTTGACCTATCGGAAAAACTGGCTCCGCTGACCGAAGCTATATAAACAGGCCTTCTCAACCAAGCCTCGACGGCCTCGGCCACCTCCTTTCTGGACGACCTAATCCCACTACAAGTGGTGGAATCTCCAACGACGAGCACTGACTCGCCTGGGTTGCTGATTTCTGCAATTGTCTCAGTAAGTAGGTGCACGATGCCCTCTTCACTAGGATGCGCACTCGGAATCTCGTACACAACCTCGGTTGAGTAGGACTTCAACAACGTGTCAATAAACACGTTCTTGGGCTCTTTCCAGAGGCTCTGGTGGACTCGCACATGGTACATCTTGTTGCACAACTTCTCCTTTAGGATCTCCAACTCCGTCTTCTTCTCAAGCGCTGGTAGACCTGGCGGGTCAACCGGAGCCGCAGATTCTGCGACTGGTGACCTGGGGTCCACGTAGTCTTTGTTAGTATACGGAGGCTTGACCATCACGGGGTACTTCTTGTGGACCGCTCTCCACTCGGCAATTTGCTCGAGGGAAGGTAAGTCTTCAAAAGCCTTGTCAACCTCTGGCACCTTCTGCTCTTCAATCACTTCCTCCACTTGGACGGCTTCCGTCTCCGATGCGACCTCCTCGTCGGCCGCGGTGACTTCCTGCTCTACTGCAGGGTCTTCCTCGGCCTCCTCGGCAACCGGATCCTCAGCAACCGGTTCCAATGGCTGTTCCTCAACAACCAAAGGTTCCACTGCCGGGGTCTCCTCTTCGCACGGTACTACTTCAACCTGTGGCGCTTCGGGCTCCTTAGCCCTGTTCTCCTCGCGGGGCGTGACTTCCACCTGAACGCACTCTACGTTTGGGTCCGCTTTGGGCTCCATGACAAAATCGTATGTAACACCGTCCACTGTCTGTGGCAAAACGGCTCTGGGCCGAATCTCCTCTGGGAGTTCTTCCTCGACAAATGGACAATACTCATAAGGTCCCAAGTCAACACCGTCCAGTGGCTGTACTAGCACTGGCCCCCCGGCCAGCACGTTCCAAACAGACCTAGCATAAAGGTCTGGAAGCGCACCGGACTGGTGCTTGGTCTCTCGTGTTCTTTCACTGTAATCACCTCGACCTCGGTCGGCGATTGCTGCCGTCTTCTTGTAAACACGGGCTGCATGAGCGGCGGCTTTCACCTCGTCTTCAAAGACGACGTGAGTGTCCTCGTCGTGCACATCCATGTACTCGATATCATCCAACATGTCTCTGGCTCTCTTCCTGTCATCGTCCAGGCCAGTGAAGTAGGGGTTGTAAGAACCCGCCTTGATGTCGTACAACAACATGGCAACGTACTTCTTTCCCTTCCTCTTGAACCGCGACGATCTCATCAACTTCTGAAAGTCTGTCCTGGTTTTGGAATTTCCACCACCTGACTCACCTGTGATGCCGTCCACAGCAATGAAGCTGGCACACAAACGAGCGATTAACTCGACCGTTGGATTGGACATTACATGAGCCATTGGATCACCTTCAATGCCATGAGCCCGGGCCATACACATGTTCAGCACGTTGAGGCCCACGAAGACGTTGGGAAAGCCCAACTTCGCCGTGGAACACCCCAAGTGCATGCCTGCGACTGCCTCGGTCTCGGGCGTTGAGCCAGAGTCCACGATGGAACCGCTGGTCCCACAATCTGAATTGTAATTGGAATACAGCAGACCACAATCATCGACTTCTTCCTTGGTTGCACAGACCGTGCCTTGATTGATGCCAATTGGCAAGCTTCGGCGTGCGTGAAACACAGTGACTACAGTAGGTATTTTATAATTTTTGAAATGCTTTCGCATCTGCACGCCTAGTCGCGCGGCGCTAAAGCCTGAGTTCAAGCAGTATACTGCGTCTGCGGCAGTGCACTTGTCCTTCTCCATGTTGAAAGAACCGGTTGCATTGACAACCTTCCAGTCCTGAACACTTTTGCTGAACACAGAGGGGTACGAAATCCAGGTCTGCAAGTCGTGTGAAACCACAAGCTCCGAGGCAGGATGGCGCAACAACTCCAAAATAGAGTGGTACGTCGTAAAGATCCCTTGCCCCTTCTTCATGTCCTCACAGAACCATAGTCCCGTCAAATTCTCTGGCATTGGTGTGCCAGTTGCTGACTTGCCGCGCAGTCCGATGTAGAAATTGCTTTTCTTCATCTTAGCGCCACCAGACAGGTATTTACCTTTGGCGAGACACTCAGGCCCCATGGCCATCTCTCTCGGCTTCCATACAACTCGAGCTGATTCACCATTCACAGGTGCACCCTCGCTAACGAACTCTTTGACTTCCACTATTATCATTTCACCATCAATGTTGACATGCTTACTTCCGTCTGTCCCCACAACCCACTTGCAGTGCAAGGGGTTGAGTGGAATCACGATCTTCTTGCCCTTCGGTTCGAAGACTTTAGCAACCAGCATGCCAGTGTTGACCACAACTGAGACGCACACAAGTGGCGCTACAACTGCCCAGGGCAGATAGGCGCACAATGAGTCGTACACCAGGTACATGAACACGTAGCTCAGGAGATGTATGACCACCTCACCGATCCACCAGTAGATCTCCCCGACGTACAAGAGCCACAAATTGACAGTGCGAAGCTTCTCCATGAATGTGGATTCGTTGTACTTACGCCTAGCCACCCGTAGAAAGAGGAGGCAAAAGCAGACAACAAACACACACAACCAAGGGGAGACTCCCCACAGATTGCCCAACTGGGTGGCGGTTAGACCTGTGAAGCCGACGGCAACGTCCCAAGCCGGAACGAACGCATCAGGCAACAACGCCCGAACGCTTCCGCGGACAGGACGCCAAATCTTTCCCCACGCCCACTTAAACACATTTTGCTGCATCAAGCTCAATTCCATCAAATCGAAATAGGTCTGGACCATCCCAAGACCCGACGCCATAGCTGCTCAGTGTATTACCACTCAACAGGTAACGCTGAAGATCGATTT